CGTTCTCCGGCGCTGCGCGCCGCCCTCCTCGCGGCGCAGGACGGCACCGAGGCGCTCGCCGCGCTCAGACGCCACGCGCGCGCGGTCCCGTGACCAGCCGCTCGCCCGGCCGGCACGTCAGACCTCCCAGGCAACGTACTCGTCGAGCACCTGCCCGTCCACCTCGATGGGATACGGCCCGGCGAGGCGGTAGGCGATCTTGCGCAGGCAGCTGTCACCGATCTCGCTGGGTCCGATGGTCTTCTGCATGCTGCGGGCTGAGCGGTTGTCGGTCCAGCGGATGATGTCGACCAGATCCTGGCGCAGATTCTCCGCCGCGACTTCCAGCTCATTCACAGGCGCGCAGTTGGGGTGGAACTCCCCACCCGCCAAGGCGAGGACGTCGTCCATGCGCTTGCCGCATTTGAGGCACAGTTTCATCGAGTGTTTTTTCTTAGCGACTTGATGTCGTCGCGGTATAGAAAGGTCCCCAAAACACCCAGAACCGCATGCCTATGTTGTGCCGCATGAGCCTCCCCGTCAGCTTCTGCTTCCAATTCCTCCGTCCGCACCCCCAGATGCTGAGCAGCCGAGCTGGCGGGGACGAGATCGCTGACGTCGACACCCGTGTCCGATAGTTCGCCCAGGGCTTCCTGCGCCCAGTGAAACCATTCCCCGACACGTTTGGCGCTGTCCAGGGTCATGGCCCGACCCAGGCTTTCCCATTCCCGCAAAGCCTCCGCATCCACTCCCATCAGACGCGCTTGGGCACTTCGGGTCAACCCGACCTTTTTACGCAGCTGTGCAAGATCACCCTCAAGGGTGACGAAGAAGCCAAGTTTCACGAGGTCGTCGCGGGTCGGTTGGGCCATGCCGCCGATCCTAGACCTGACCACCCCTTGCAAGTCAAGCATCAGATAAGCAGCGAAACGGACATAAGGTCTGTATGGTGGGCTGATGGGACTTTCTCTGGCAGAACGCGTCGCGGCTCTGCCCGCCGAGGAAAGGCGCGAATGGGTACTGTCCCAACCACCTGACGTCCTTAACGAGATAGCCCGCGAGGAATGGTGGTGGACGGCCCGGCCGGAACAGATTCCACCCGGTGGAGACTGGTCCATATGCCTCATCCTTGCCGGTCGGGGGTTCGGCAAGTCCAGGCTTGCTTCCGAGTGGCTCGTCCAGCAGGCTTTGGACCACCCCTATGACCGCCAAGAGTTCCCCACTGAATGGCTCATGATCGCTCAGACCCTGTCTGACGCGAGGACCATTTCCATCGAAGGTCCCTCGGGCGTTCTGCGTGTTCTGAACCGGCGCGAAATCCCTTATACCTACATCCGCCATCCGAAGCCGACCATCATTTTCACCGACACCGGGTCACGTATCTATTTCCTTGGCGCGGACTCGCCTGACGTCGGCCGTGGCTACAATGCCGCAGGCGCGGTGCTTGACGAGGTCGCGAAATGGAAGCGACCAAAGGAGTCCTGGTTCGAAGGCATCATGCCTTCGCTGCGCGCCGACCTGGTCAATGATCATCCACGGACGTTGATCACCACCACGCCTAAGCCCATTGAGCTGCTACGCGAATGGGCGAGCCGAACCGACGGCACCGTCAGGCTCATTCGAGGATCGACATTCGACAATGCGGCCAACTTGTCCCACTACACCTTGGAAGAGTTGGAGCGCCGCTATGCGGGCACCTCTCTGGGCCGTCAGGAGTTGCACGGCGAGCTGCTCGACGTCCGTGACGGAAGCATCTGGGCCTATGCCGACATCGACCTGAACCGGGTCGAGTCCGTAGAAGAAGTGATATTCACTCACGTCACCGTCGGAGTCGACCCGACTCTCACCGACGACGGAGACGAGATGGGCGTCGTCGTCGTGGGCCGCGACGCGCGCAACCACATGTACGTCCTGGCCGACGAATCCATTCCGGCTGCCGGGCGTGTCGCCTACCAGCACATCTGGCAGGTCTACTACCGCTGGGGCGCTGACACCGTCGTCATCGAGGACAACATGGGCAAAAAGCTCATGAAAGAGACATTGCGGGACACATTCCTCGAAATGCGCGACAAGGACATGATGTTCCCCCAGCACTCCCGCCCCCCCGTCAAGACCACCGACTCCAGGATCAGCAAACGCCTGCGAGCTGAGCCGGTGGCGCTGCGATATGAGCAGAATTCGGTTCACCACCATGGCGGATTCAGCCAGCTCGAAGAGGAGATGCTGAACTTCGACCCCGCCGACACCCACGCCTCGCCTAACCGGATGGACGCCCTCGTCCACGCCTGTAGGCATCTGATGGCCGGGGAACGCAAGCACATGCGTGCCACTACGCCATCTTCTATGTGGATTAACACCCGTTGAGTTACATTGTCAGCCTATGTCCGTTTACTCTTAGACCGTGATCGCACCCTATGTCCTCATCGTCCTGGCCCTGGCCGTGGCGAGGGCATGCGTTCTCATGGTCGACGACGACATCACCGAGTTCGTCCGGGTAGCCGTCGGGCGCAAGTTCGGCGTCGACCATCTGCTGTTCCGTGGAGTCAACTGCCACTGGTGCTGGGGCATCTGGTTCTCCGGGCTGCTCACCCTCCCCACCTACGCCCTGACCATGCCTTTCAGCCTTGCCACAGCCTGGCACGCCTTCCTCGCCTTCCTCGCTGTGGCGTTCGCAGGTTCCTCCCTCGCCAGCCGGATCGGGTAGCCCATGCCAAAGCCCATGATCGCCTCAGGTCCGGCCAGCGTCGAAGACGAGCTGATGGCCAAGCTGGCGGTCCCGAAGTCCCTGATCGCCTCAGCCGCTGTCATCAAACCCGACGATCAGCTGTGGGACAGCTACCGCTTCACCATGGAAACGTGGCAGACGGAGTGTTGGCGCTACTTCCACAGCACCCCTGAGCTGCACTATATCGCCGACTACGTCGGTTCGGCCTGCTCCCGGGTGCGCATCTTCGTCGCCGACGTCGACGCGCTGGGCCGGGTCGGCGGGGAGGTCGCCGAGGACGACGAGATCGTGGCCATCTCCGACACCCTGTTCGGCGGGCCAGCGTCGAAGTCCGAAGCCCTCAAGTCGATCGCAGCCAACCTGACCATCGCCGGGGAGTGCTACATCATCGGCAAGGCCCGGCGGGGATTCGACCCTGACTCCTGGTCGGTCGTGTCGACCACGGAACTCAAGCGTCGAGCCGGTCAGATCACCGTGGATCTCGGGTATGGACCCTACAGGATCATCAAGGGTTCTGATCTGGTCATCCGGCTGTGGACCCCCGACCCGGAACGGATGCGCTTCGCCGACTCCCCGACCCGCTCATGCATGCAGCAGTTGTATGAGCTGGAGCAGCTGAACCTGTTCGAACTCAGCCAGATCGACAGCCGCCTGGCGGGTGCTGGCATGTACTTCGTCCCCGCCGAGATGAGCACCCCGGCGACTGACAGCTCAGCGCCACAGAGCGCCGACGATCTGTTCCAGACCATGGCCGAGGCGGCCAAGGCGTCGCGAACCCAGCAGGGCAACGCCGCCGGTGTGGTGCCCATATTCGTCGAGATCCCCGGCGAATACCTCAAGGACATGGCTGAGAAGCCGATCAAATTCGAGTCTGAGCTCAGCGACCGGGTGAAGGAGTATCGAGAGACAGCCATCCGGCGTATCGCCAACGGCATGAACATCCCGCAGGAAGTTCTGCTGGGCATGGGCGACACGAACCACCTCAGCTCCTGGCATATCGAAGAGTCATTCGTCAAGATCCACATCGAGCCGTTGATGAACCGGATCTGCGACGGACTCACCCGGGCCTACCTCCAGCCCCTGCTCCAGGTCATGGGCAAAGACCCCGAGCGCTACCAGCTGGCCTTCGACACAGCGCCGCTCACCGTGCGTCCCAACCGGCTTCAGGACACCATCAACCTCTACACCCTGGGCATCGCCAACGCCAAGGCCGTGCTGCTGGCAGGCAGCTACAACCCGATGACCGACGCCATGGACAAGGAAGAAGACACCCGCAAGTTCGTCCGGATGTTGATGGAACGCGACCCGACCCTGATCAACGTCCCACAGCTGGTGGAGGCCGCCGGTCTGGACATTGAGATGCCTGAGCCGCTAGCCCTGGCGCCTGGCGATCCCAACGCCCCAGGCCCGCCACCTCCGCCAGTGCCAGCACGCTCGGTGGACAACCAGCCGAGGCCCGTGGCGCCAGGCGATCCTGGACCGAGCCGGGCCAGTCAGGGTGGCACCCCGATCCTGGCCTCAGGCATGGAGATCACCTACGCGCCCGACCCTGTCCTGGCTGCCTCCAACGTGGTGGTGCGCAGGGCTTTGGAGCTTGTCGGCGGCCAGCTGCTGACCCGTCAGCATCGGGGTCAGTGGCCTGATCTGCCCAAGTTCGAGCTGCACACAAGAATCCGCGTTCCCGGCAACGAGGCTGATCGGTTGCTGGACCGTGGATTCGATTACCTGGCCTCAGACTTTGCGGCCATCGACGTGGATCTGGGTCGGCTGGAGCAGTCGTTGAGAACCTACTGCTCGTTCCTGCTGATCAGCTCGAAGTCTCATGACATCGAAGATCTGCGGACGCACCTGCGTGGATGCGAGCTGATCTGATGGCTGGCCCCCGTGACTTCGAGCCGCGCGTCCTGAGTCAGGTGCGCGGCATGCTGAGCCGTTGGCTGGACCTGGCACGCCGACTCGTCATGCGGGATCGGCTGCGCCCGGATCCCAGCGCGATAGACGCCGTCAGAGCCGCGTGGAACACCGAAGTCGCCGACCTGCTGCCTGAGCTGGCCCATGTGGCCGGGGCCGCCTGGGAGCTGCGGTCAGGTCAGGACTTCATCGAAACCGACTCGTTCGTCATCGCCCAGCTTCAGCTCACTCAGAACCTGCTGGTCCGGATGCCCGACGACGTCTACCGGATGATCTTCGCCGCTCTGGAAGCCGGACATCGGGCCGGTGAGGACAACGAACAGATCGCCAGGCGGGTCGACGCCGTCCTGGACTTCACCGGCAGTGAAAACTGGACCAACCGGGCGAAGGTCATAGCTGTCACGGAAACGCATCGGGCCTGGCAAAGTGGGACACTTGGGGCAGCTATGTACTACGAGCCGCCGACGGGACGTGGATGGACGAAAACGTGGGACTCCGAAGAGGACGACGACACCAGGCCGTCCCACGTCCGGGCAGATGGCCAAACCCGGACGCTACGCGACTTCTTCCAGGTCGGCGGGGAAGACCTGGCCTATCCCGGCGACCCACGAGGCTTGGCCGCAAACGTGATCGCATGCCGCTGCGATCTGATCATTAAGGAGGCGTGATGACCATCCGCTGGCATGGCCTTGTCGCTCCGGAGGAAGCGGCGACAGGGGACCGGCGCATGTTCGCCTCCCAGGCCCTGACCTACCGTGAGTTTCCCATGTTCGCCGCCTGGCAGCGCGTCAGCTCAACCGGCCACCAGGGTTCGGTCGTGGTGGGAAGCTGGGATGCTCAATATGCCAGCGATGGCGGGGTATGGGGTCGTGGTGAGTTCCTGGACCCGCGCATCGTCCCAGAGGTCGTCGAAGCCGTCTATCTTCTCGACCGCAAACTCATTGGTCCCTCGGTCGATCTCGACCCAGATCTGACCTACGAGGTGGTGGCCCACCCAGCACGCGAAGAGGATTTTGCGGTCAAAGTTACGCGTGGTAATGCGCATGGACTCACTTTCGTCATGGGACCGGCCTTCCCGCAGGTTCACATCACCGTCGACGACGACGAGGAGATGACCATCCTCGCCAGCGCAGGTGTCGAGCATGTGACCTTCGCGGTTAACAAATCATCCTGGCGCAGCATGCCCGTCGCGCCACGGGAGACCGTGTTCACCTTCGACGACGCCATCACGCGCATAGCCGAATGGTCAGGGGGGGACCCGACCCGATTCGGTCAGGCGTTCCTGTACCAGGACAAGTCGCTGCCGCCGACGAATCGGGAATCATATCGGCTGCCCATCGCCGACATCCACAACGGCAAATTGACCCTCATCCCCAGGGCCGTGTTCAGCGCAGGCACTTTCCTGTCCAACGGACACGGCGGCCTGGACGCGGTGCCCGAGGCTGAGATCACCCAGCTTCAGCAGGTCGTCACCGAAATCTACGACGTGCTGCGCGAGACCTACGCCGACCCGAGGGTCATCGCGCCCTGGCAGCGGGGCGGCCGGGCTGGAGCCACGTCGGCTGAGGCGAAACCGGCCACGACAGCAACCCTGGGGGGAGCTGAGATGTTCACACTGGACGACGAGTTCACCCGAGTGGTCACTGCGGCCGGAGTCCTGTACCCGCCAAGGGAAGCCTTCGCCGACCCGGAGCTGACAAAGCCGACTCCGGTGGTCATCGCCGAGGACAGCCGGATCTTCGGGCATCTGGCGATGTGGAAGAAGTGCCACCGGGGCATCGGACGCAAATGTCTCATGGCCCCGAAGTCGGCCACGGGCTACAAGCATTTCCGGCTAGGCTCAGTCAAGTGCGACGACGGCACCGTCATCCCCGTCGGCAACATCACCTTGGGCACCGGTCATGCGGACAAGCGTTTCGGCATCATCCCGGCCATCGAGCACTACGAGCACACAGGGGCCTGTGTCGCAGTGGTCAACGCAGGTGAGGACCGCTTCGGCATATGGGTTGCTGGGGCACTCGTGGCAGGCGTGTCCGAAGAAAGGGTCGCAGAGCTGCGTCGCAGCCCACTGTCGGGCGACTGGCGACAAGCTGACGGCAACCTTGAACTGTGTGCCGCGCTTGCCGTCAACAGCCCGGGCTTCCCCGTTCTTCACGAGGACGGTGACGGTGTTGTGTCGCTTACGGCCGCTGGCATGCTTGAAGACTCGGAGGGCCACGAGGTCGAGCACGCGAGCGTCTTCAGCGACGTGGACGCCTTCCTGGACTCTGCCGATCGGGCGCACCGTGCCAGCGTGCTCACTCAAGCCTTTCAAGATCTTCTACCTTCCGACGGCAGCTGCGGCTGCGCAGCCTGAGAGGAGTCACCATGTGCGGATGTAACAAAGCTAAAACCCAGTTCAGCGTCGTCATGGCCGACGGAACAACCAAAGTCGTCGCCTCCGAGCAGGAGGCCAGGGCCCTGACACGCATTAAGGGTGGAAGCTATACGCCGGTTAAGAAGTGACATTGGTGGAACGATTCAGCGACCGCGAGATGGTTGCTTGCGCCACGCCGAATCGCTCCGCTAGCTCTCTTTAGCTACGCCCCCAAGGCCAAGTGAGGTACGCTGAGCCAGGTGGCTTCGCGGTCGCTCCTTTCCCCAAGATGAAAAGCCCCGGCCCTGGAGACGACTCCCTCCGGACCGGGGCTTTTCTATTTGCCTAAACGAACAGGGTGTTCAGGGCGACGGTGCGCTCATATCCGTAAACGGTTCGGATGGCGAGCAGCCCCGACTTGTGGACGATCTCGATCACCGAAGACTCCCAGCACACGAATTCATCGCCGGAGATGTGATAGGTGTGCTTATGCCACACCTTCAGGCCCAACTTCGGCTTAGTCAGCCGAGCCAGGGGACGGTAGCGGTCCCGGCCCCGTTTCAGCTTCGGCCGCCTCACGCCGCCTCCCCATTTCACGTTCCTCGGCCCGTGCAGCCGCAGCACCGAAGCGAGCTGGTCCCAAGCATCGCCATGCCGCAGCGTGCTTTTCGCACTCAGACGGATGCGCGGTTCGGCAGATGCAAATCTTCGTTCTCAGGTCCAATCCCATTGCGCCCCATGGCGGTGCTGCCAACTCTGAGGCTCATGCGCCACCTCGCCGAAGGCGTTGAACTCCTTCACCATGTCACCGCATTCGACACGAAGGCGAGTTCGCTCAGCATTGTTCCACCTGTGGTCGACGAACCACTTGGGGACGGGGCCGAAATGCTGCCATCGGCCCTGGCGAAATGGGGGCCAAATCGGCTCCCACAGGCAGCTTCGCCCCCGAGCCAGCTTCGACACCCGCAGGGGGCTCGGATCAGCCCGAACGGGCTCAGGCACAAGATCGCACTCATGCTTGGGATGCTGGAATCGGCTGTGCTGACACCCGGCATGACGGGGCTCCCAACCACTCCCGAGGAAATGAGAAACCTCAACGTGTTGCTGAGAAACCTATGCCATTGCTCGACGAGATCGTGGATGTTATGCGTCATGGTGCGCCTCGGTTCACGTCCGGACCGCTCACCTGCTGGCAGATGCCGCAGATGTCCACCAGTTTGCCGCGCCGACGTGACTGGATCCAGCCCTCAGAACGGGCCTGTCTGCGAGCCAGGGTGGCGCTGTTGGCGAACAGTTTGCTGTCATGCGGGCAGGCCATGAAGAACTCGGCGTTGGGCCCGTCGCAGGACAGCTCGACATCGATCATGGCTGTCATC